TAAAGTTCACCGAAGATGCCGGCACGGGCGAATATGTACGAGTGCTTATAGTTGACGGGGAGATTGTCAAACAAATCCAAATTGGGCAAACGCCCCAATATCATGTAATAGTTGTTCTGTTCCAAGACAGGCTTCGTTACTCCTTCCAGCCAGACAAGACATTTATCCGTGGTGGCGGACAAATACCAGTAGCTTTGCCTGTCCTCATTGAAGGCGTTTCCTCTTCTGGTAATGATCGTCAACTCTGTGGGAGGATAGTTTTTACCGCCCGGCACCTCACTGTCCGGGTATGACAACACCGAGATGGAGTTGGCCGGGACATTCTTGGACAGCACGCGCATCCACGAGGCGTAATACTCCCCCGTTGAAAAGAGGTTGTTTACAATCCCGTACACTATATCACCCTCCTGGAATGCGGTGAAGTCATTCTCCCAGCGCTTGCGCAATTTCAGGGTATAAGTTCCGTCGCTCTCTAAAGCCACGGACTCAATGACTCCGTTCTCGGAATATGAGGTGTCGCCTTCCTGTGCGTTCAGACGGTTATAGATGATTTCCTTGAACACTGCGGAGCCGCGTACCTCAAGACGCTCGAACTGACCGCGCCCGTCAGGATAGATACCGGCACCTTTACCGGCAATCATGGAGTCGATGAACTTGCCGAACTTCAATAAGAAATTTGTTCCGTCCGCTTGATCCTTACGAAGGAACATTACTAAGGAGCGCAATGCGGAATACACGTTATGGTCTGTCGCAGGGGTGGAGTCGTGGCTTCCGATCACATACACACCGCTGCCACCATCGCCCGTATAGGTCTGTCCCTTTAGGGTAAGGCTCTCAACCTTTTCCTCCAGCTCCCCGATACGAGAATAGGCGGCGGTTTCCCCGACAGTATATATAGGGGAATCATAAGCTAAATCAAGATTGAATTCAAATCCGATAACCCTTGACTGCCTTCCGTTCTCGAAATAAGCCTTGTTGATAAGGTTGACCTTTTGACCGATGCTGTAGAGGTTGTGAATGCCATCCTCACGGTATGCGTCATTTGACATCATCGTGCAGCCATAGGTACTCGGGTCTATCTTGGATTTGGCAGCGTACTTTTCAGTCTTTTCCTTCAGCTCCTGCTCGGCGGCACCCACAAGCCCAAGTTCGGTTATTTTCGTGCTGTCCCAGCCGGAAAGCACATATTCATCTCCATCCTGGGGAAAGAGTACATCACCGGGAAGCGGTCTGCCATAGTCCTCATTCCTGACTATCTCCCAAAGCTGTGCCTCAGGGTTCCATCCGCCATCCTCCAATTTCTCCGGCTTTCCCTCAGGATTGAACTTCACGGCGAACTCCAAACCGTTGAGAAGCCCGGACGCGAAACGTATCCTCAGCTCCTGACCGGGGAGGATATATTTCTCGGAAAAGTTAACACCCGTGTCCCTAAAGCGGTAGGCATTCCATTTTTCCTCGGTGGTTGTACCGTCCTCATTCTCCACCTTGTCCGTCACTTCGATAGTGGTGACATCCGACATGATGCCCGTTCTTCGGGGATAGACTTCATCGAAGATAACCACCTGCTCGACGGCTTCCTCGGTAGTCATATCAGGATAAGCGTCAATGTAAGGAGTGCCTTCGGGAAGCATCAGCCTGCGCTGCACCACGCCGTTCACAACCACGGTCTCGTCAATGGGGCGGTAGTCTGCCGGTATGTTACGGGTGGAACCAAAAGCGTAGATACGGGTGGCATAGGTGGACTGGGATTCTGACTGTGACATTTCCTGCACGTTTTTCCCGATCTCGAAATCCACCGCGTCACCGGACTCACAACGCCCGAAATGGATGATGTTTTCAGTCACCCAACATTCGCAATCCCATTTCTTCGCCATCTCAAAACAAGCGTCAAGGATGTTGATGTTGTCGTAACTCATCAACTGGGACTTGTTTTCGACTGTGGAATCAATGGAGAAAACAAAATCTTGTCCTTTATACGCATAACCAAGAGCTTTCAGATTTCTAAGGACTATACCGACTTGTACGTCAAGCGGAGCGGTCAGGTTCCAGGACGCTTCCTGTCCGGCCGTCTCCGGGGTATATTTGAAGATTTTGTTTTTCCATTTCCAGTAGTAGGCGTCAAGTCTTAATTCGTAATCGTAGCCGGCGGTATTGGTGTTGAATGCGGGCTTCTGCAAGTCGCACACCTCGAACAATCCGAAGTTACATTCCACGTATGAGCCAAGTTTGAAATATATGGGATTCTCTAAGGAGAACTTTAACATGATGTAGTCCTCCTTCATCAGAGTGAACTTACGCTTGCAGCCTTCATTGATCAAAGTTGTAAGCAGGATAGCACCGGATATGTCTTTGATGTCGATTTGTTCCATAATTAAGTTTTGTGTGCCTTTACACAATGCTGAACAAAAGTATATATTTTATTTGAAAATCAAATATAATATCAAGGGGAATTTCTGTTATTGGGATTAGGCTCATTCAGCTTCAGCACGAATTTTCCTATGCCTTGCATGAATTGGCTGAACTGGTTACAGGAAATATAAATAGTCCTGTAAACTATATTGGGCTGATACTTTGTCTTTATTTCAAGTATTCCTTTATCCAACTCATTACAAAAGCTGTCATACCTTGCAAAGAATGTATCTTTATCAGGGGCTGTCAGGTTTATCTGTAATGTAAGATCGCGCTCGTCCTTTTTGGGATCAGCTGTTATCACACGCTTTCCATGCTCCATTCGGCTCTTGTTCTCAATGAACTCCTTATTGGGTGCTGGGGTCATGAGGGCGGACAGTGCAGTGTCATCCATGCTTATTCCCCATGTGGTATAAGCGTCCTTTCCATTAATAAACAGTTCTTCTTGTGGCATATTTATATACTTTTTGTATTTTTCGCTATTTCGTCAAGCTTGTTTCCAAACTTATAAATTAGTTTGGTGTATTTGTTAATACTTTCAAGGTGACCGTTGGATGAAATCATCAGATTTCTTATCTCAGTCAACATTGTATTGTTGTCTTTGGCAAATGAGGATATGGCTTGTGCCACCGCCAGCGTATTCAGCATGGCATTTTTTATTTCTTCTCCTGCAATCTGCAATGCTGTAAACCTACCGTTCAACTCTTCGCCAGTATCTTGACTCATTGCCTGAAAACCTTTGGATGAAGCTGACTGGGATGTTGATTCTTGCGAAATCTTGTCATATCCGGTTGCTGCGGCAAGCTCGTCACGGAGCTTCATGGCTTCGTCCACATAACCCATGTATTCATCCATCAGCTCCTTACGCTCATTATTGTCAAGCGTACCATCATCCTTCATGGCTTCACCGAATTTATCATACCATGTCCTCAGTTTGTCACTAAACTGTTCACCGATGGCATTTGACAGCATCGCCTGCATGAAATATTTGGATATGTCATCAGCAAAATCCTCCGCACTCTTCTCCATATCCATCAGACTGCTTATAAAACTGTCATACATGGAATCGAATGACATTCCGATCAGGCCCTCATAAAGACTGTCGGTCAGTTCTTCCAGTTTTCCTGCCTGCTCTATATAATCATCCAGCTTGTCGGTAACACGCTCACCGTAACCTCCCTTACCGGAAGATTCCATGATATCCCATAACCATACGTCCGACCGTAGAGCCTTCATCTGTTCGGGGGTCAGATTCCACAAGGAATCGGTGCCGGAGAAATCCTGCATGCCGGTAGCTTTTCTTGCGTGTTCCAGCATTTCATCCGTCCATTTCAGATAATGCTGCCAGCTGCCGTGGCTCTTATGATATCCGGCTTGCTCCTTTGCTATTTGCAGATAGTTTTTATTGACTTCCTCCTGATACTTTACAGCTTCCCTGTAAGATTCAACCGATTTCATTCCCTTGCTTGCCTTCATCTCGTCAGTCAGATCCTCGATGGCCGTTTGCAAAGTTTCATTCCTGTCCGTCAGCCTGTCTATCGTTTCCTGTACTTCCTTGGCGTTTCCACCTATTCCAAACAGGGAGTTGAAGCCTCCGAATGAGATTGCGTTCAGGATGTTTCCTATGCCGTTCCTCAATGACTTGCCGATTGTGACAAACAAATCCCCTGACAAGACATCACCGATAATTCCACTGACAGCGTTCAGAACAGCATCAAGCAGACCACCGACAAGATCACTTAATCCGTCTTTGAGTACGTCAATGATGGACAGAATCCATCCGACAATGGGAACCTCCTTAAGAGATTCTGACGTTTTTCCTATGACATCCTTGAATCCGTTCACGGTTTTGATAATTCCGCTATATGCGTTATACAATCCACCGGATGAAATCTGCTGCAAGCCTCCCAACAAATTTTCCATGCTTGCTTTCAGTCTGGTGGCGGTATCAGTCACATTACGCTGGGCCTGATTGGCGATATCAGTCTGTGTCTTCACATTGGCGGATGCAATGTCAGCATTCTGCCGTGCTGTTTCAAGAGCGTTTGCTGCGGCTTGTTTCTCACTTTCCGTTCCGCCCTTCTGCGCTTTGGTGTAATCATCCTGTGATTTCTTTAGTCTTTCCAAAGCAGCTGTTTCAATCCCTATGGCACTGATACGATTCTGTTCTGCTATTTGATAGGCTTTTACATCCTCTCCAAGTTTCTTGAAGTTGACTCCACTTGTACCACCCAAAGACTTTTCCATCTGGCTGATGGCGTCAATCAATGATTTCTGGCTTGCCTGATCGGAGTTCTTGAACTTGTCAGTCCGTACATATTTTTTCGCTTCGTCCAAGGCGGGCTTTATCATGTCGGAAAACATGGAACCAAACTCACCGAACACAGTAACCCAATCTATATTGGCTTTTATGGCTTCTGTTTCCTTGTTCTGTATGGCAACATCACGTTGTTTCTCCAGTAACTTTACTTGTGCACTATTAACACCGTTTTCTTCCTGTGCTTTCCTTATTTTTTCCGCATACTCTTGGGCGATAGCCAATTTCTGCTGCTGGAACGTGCCATATTCTTTCAAGTAGTCGTTCAAAGCCTGTTGTTCGGCTTTCAGCTGTCCTTCAGTTACATCGGAAATATCTTTATCTCTCATACTTTCGGCATTGGTATAAGCTTCTGAAATTTTCTGTGCCTGCTTGTCGGTCAGCTTACCGTTACCGGCTTTGCTCCATTCTTCCTCCTGTTTTCTTATCGCATCAATCTGTTTCTGATAATCAAGGTCAATCTGTTTCAACTTCTTTTCCGTGCCTTCTCCCATCAGGTTGATTTCATCCTGTTGGTTCTGACGGTGAAGTGAAAGAAGTTGCCCGTCTAGCTTTTCCTGATTTTCTTTTTGCTTTTTTGCTAGATTTTCCTGTCTGGTCAGTGCGCTTCCGGTTACTCCGCCCAGCTCCTTGTATGTCTTTTCGGATGCCTCCATCTTATCTTTGGCTTCTTTCACCTGTTTCGATGTAGCCGTCTGATCTTTGATTAAGGCCTCATACCCTTTTTTCGCTTTCTCCCATTCGACTTTAGCATTTGCCAAATCCTCTTGATATGTAGTTTCTTGTGTTTCCTGTCTGTTCTCAACTTCCAATTGGGTATTGATTTCTGACAAGACATCTTTTCTTGCGTTTACCAATTCATTCTTCAGGTCTTCGATACGCTGTGCCTGAACCTTCATTTCGGAACGGTTGTTCTCTTTCCTTGCCAGATTATAAGCCCATTCTGCACTTTTTATTTGTTGTTCCAAAGATTCGACTATAGCCTGTTTTGACTGTGTTCTGGATTTTGAAACCTCTTCATTATATGCCTTCCAAAACCCAGTCAAGTCATGTATATGACCTTTCTCATCGACATACTTCTTAAAAAGTACAGGATATAGTTTCTCAATGTCTTTTAAGGCTTTAAGTTTAGTGGTCTCGGCTTCCACCTCGCTATTAATGGTGCTAACAAGACCTTCCAAAGTACGTTTCCGATCTTCTTCGTCCGTGTCTAGTTTTTCTATTTTCTTGTTATACGAGTCCAAAGCACGTTCAGCAGATGTTGTGCTGTCGGATAATGCCCACATGGCAGCTCCAAGCCCTACAACTGCCGTTGCCAATAACACATACGGATTAGTAAGCATGACAGCGTTCAACGCTTTTTGTGCTGTTGTCTGCAAGACCAGCCATCCGTAGTGGGCACGTTCCGCTACAGTCTGGGCAGCTATGCCGGAGGTTTGAAGCGACTGAATGGCTGTTACGGTCATGACTGCAACCCTGTATGAACCGTATGTAGCAACAAGTCCGGTCAATAACCGACCTACCTTCTCATAGTTCTCCACCAGGTAAGACATGCCGGACAAGGTCTTGTTGATGACACCCTCGTTTTGCTTTCCGATTTTATTGAACATGGTGTCAATTGCATCTTCGATATTGCTTATTTGTCCGGTAATGGTTTTGGATTGTGCTTCCATCAGACCGCCGAATTTGCCGCCTTCATTGGTCATGGATTCAATGGCCTTCTGCACTTCGGGGAATCCTACTTTTCCTGCTGTCACAAGTTCGCCTACCTTGTCTTTGGTTACTCCGAATTGTTTGGCAAGTTCATCGGCCAATGGAATTCCACGTCCCATAAACTGACGTAGGTCCTGTGTGAAGAGCCTTTCTTGTGTCATGGTGGTACCATACAGCCAGACCAGATCGTTCAAAGGGATGGATAGTCCTGCCGCGATATCCCCAAGCCGGACAAGCGTATCATTCACATCTTTAGCCTCCGTACCATAGGCTAACAGTTGTTTCGCACCATTGGCTACATCCTGAAGGTTAAATGGAGTGATGGCGGCGGTACGTACCAGTTGGGACATTAGTGTGTCCGCCTGTTCCTTGTTTCCAAGCATTGTCTGGAATGCCACTTCAAGCTGCTGGAACTCGCCGCGTACACGAGCTATGTCACTGATGAGCTGCTGCGCTCCAAGACTGATTCCGAAAGTGGCTGCGGCCGTGGTCAGTCTTCCAAATATCTTCTCAATACTCAGCCCGCTTTCTTCAATTTGTCTTGATGTGTTGCGTACTCCGTTGCGTGCTTCTTCTAGCTTGCGTAAAAAGTTGGAGTTATCCCCAGTTATATCAAAATGCAATCCAGCCATAGTCTTTTCGA